CGAGGGTTCCTTGCGGCAAATCAATGCTTTGGACGGCCATCCACTCCCCTTTCACTTCTACACGGAAACATACCAATAGCTCTTGTCGAAGCGCAAGGGGGAAAATAATAGACGCCAATCGGAGCCAATCGCCCTAGGGGTGTACGACACAGTTGGCGTGCGCTTGCGGCTTCGCAGCAGCTCTCGCGGTTAGGCGTTCAAGCCCGGACGATTCCACTTATAATGGACTACAGCCGATCGAAATCGCGTTGAAGCTCTCTTCAACTCAATTTCAGCGTCGGAGGGGTGGCAGAGCGGTTGAATGCGACGGTCTTGAAAACCGTTAGGCCTGAAAGGGTCTCGTGGGTTCGAATCCCACCCCCTCCGCCAATCAGTCCAGGACTTTCTCTCTGTTCCCGATTCAGCTCAGGAAGGCGGGATATTTGGCCCGAATTGCTGAAAGCTCGCCATGTTCCCCTACTTTCTCCCACTAGCGACCACGTCAAACGGAGGGTCTGGCGCGAATCCTCTCTAGGCATGCTATCGAGGTGCACTTTTTGAGGATTCGGAGGACGTGATGTCCACCCAAACTGCAATCAGCCCTGGTAGATCGCGGAGGGGCGAACTTCGGTTCCGCCGCGAGTGAGACTACGCCATATGAGGCGCGCAAATATGGATTCCCAACCTCATGGCGATCTGGCGCATCGGCCTCCTCTTTACTTGTTCGGCTGATTGCTTTATGGTTACCCTCGAAAATCGGAGTACAAGGACTGCAGATCCCCCCGGACTCCTAACTCAACACAGCGGGGCCATCGCCGTGCGAGCTGATTCAAATCTATCCAATTTCCGCTGGAAGTCCAGTCTCCTGTTTCTTCGATTCGCAGTAGTTCGCAACCCTCAAATCGGCCCGCGTGGTGTTTCGTCTCACAGTGGAGGCCATGGATGAAGGCGAAACAGACAAATGGACGGGAGCACGCTCCCGGCGGTCTGGTCGATGTCATCATGGAGATCGGACAGGAGCGCGCGAAAATTCTAGCCGCTATGAAGGCGGCGCTCGTGCGCGGCGACGACGAAGAAGCGCTCGAACGAGCGCGAGAACTGACGGGCCTGCCGGTAAAGACCCGACCGACAAACTTTCCCACCCCACGGTAAGGCGAAGTGACTCCTTGCAGTTTCTAAAACGATGCGCATTTTTATCAGTTCAACATTCAGAGATCTCCGCGCCGAACGCGAATCCGCGCAGGAAGCGTTGCGCCGTTCTGGATTGGTTCCTTGGGGAATGGAACTATTTGTTTCTGAGCCATCGAAACCGCTCAAGGTCTGCCTCGAAGAGGTTCAACTCTCCGATGCCGTAGTTTTGATCATAGGGTTCAAGGCCGGTTCACTGATCCCGGAGACTCCCGAACTGACATACACAGGCGCAGAGTTTGAACTCGCACAACAGCTTGGTAGGCCGGTATTCGCATTCTTCAAAACAGAGGGCGGGGCTCCGCTGAACAAGGAAACCGCGCCAGAGTTGCATCAGGCGCTAGAAGATTTCAAAAAAGCAGTGCAAGCCGCCGACATCACGCCTGCCTATTTCGGTTCCCCGGAGCGGCTACAGATCGAATTGCTTCTTGCAATGGACAACTGGAACGCACAAGGTCGGCCCGGTAGCCGCATTGTGTTCACCACGCCCACCGAATTCTTTGCGCCATTTCAGTCCGACGTCCCTAGACTGTTCGATTTCAAACAAACGCTACGTGGCCGTGAAGCTGAGTTGCGATCATTGGACGCATTTCTCGCCGATCCGACAGCGATCGTGGGCGTGGTCACGGGCAGGGGCGGCATCGGCAAATCGAAACTACTTCATGATTGGGTAAAGACCGTCACGAATCGTACGGTCCTGTATTTGAGGGAGGACGCCGATTGGCACTCGGAAGTTGCCAAAGAAATTCCTGCGGGGGATGTGTTGATCGTCGCAGATGACGCACACAGATTTGATTTTCTCGATCGATTGATTGTGCTCGTCAGAAATCTGAATCAGCGACAGAACGTGAAGTTGCTACTTGGAACGCGTCCGAGTGGCAGTGGCCGTATCGACGCGGCTCTCTCGGTGCGATTCGACGCTGCGCAAGTTCTGCGGTTCCCGAAACTTGAGAAGGTCGCAGCGCAGAGCGTGAGGGCGCTCGCTTTCGAGGTTCTTGGTCCGACGCACGCTCAGCATGCTCTGGCATTAGCTGGCGTTTCTGCAGACACGCCGCTGGTAACAGTTGTCGGGGGTCGGCTGATCGCGCGAGGCGACATATCGCCAGCTTTGCTGGCCAATGAAGAGGACTTCCGTCGCCAAGTGTTCGACCGGTTCTCTGCGGAGTACGAACAACTTCTGCCTGCCGGAGCGGTCGACTGGCGGAAGCTGTTGAATCTGGTCGCTGCGCTCGGTCCTGTATCGCCAAGCGCACCCGCATTCCGCGACCCTGCGGCGGAGATTCTTAAGATCAGGCCGGACGAGGTCCAATCCGCTCTTGATCTACTTGAGCGGCATGGCCTGCTTTTGCGAGGAGGCCGCCTCATACGGATCGTGCCCGACCTCCTTTCAGATTTCCTTCTGGAAGGGGCGTGCCTAACCGGGGCTGGCGAAAGCACCGGATATTCCGATTTTATTTTCAAGACTTTTCAGGCGACGTATCTCTCGAACATCCTGAGAAATCTCGGTGAGTTGGACTGGCGGATCGCGCACGGAAATCCAGATCAGGGAGCTCGCCTTCTGGATGGTATCTGGAACGAAATCGACGCCGCTTTTGAGTCCGGCGACGCGAGCGTTCGAGTTCAACTTTTCAAGTCGCTCAGGGAACCGGCATTTTTCCAGCCGCTTCGAGTGATGCGACTCATCCGCCGCGCGCTGGCAAGTGAAGCAGCTACCACTCAGTTGTGGTCGGACTGGCAAGTCACGCAAGAGGATGTAGTACGAGAAATTCCTCCATTGCTCAAAACGATTGCTTTTCATTTCGATCACCTCGAAGAGCCAGCGGAAATGCTCTGGCGCTTGGCACAGAGCGACGCACGCGCTCCGCATCAATATCCAGAACATTCGCGCCGAGTGCTGGAAGAAATGGCGGCTTACGGGCGCTACAAACCCGTCTGGTACAACGACTGGATGGCCGAGTTCGCCGCGCGAAAGTCCCAAGATCCGCGCGCATTTGAAGGACCTTTTACTCCGTTGGATATCGCGGATAAGTTGCTCGCGAAGGAGGGCGAATTCACGGAATCAGAAGGATTCACAGTCTCGTTCGGAGGTTTTTCTCTGAACTATCCGGCGTTGCGGCCCGCTCGGGAAAAGGCGCTAGGTATCGTCGAAACATGCCTCAATGCCGAAGACCCAAAGGTCGCCTTGCGCGCGACCAAGTCTATCGCGCACGTATTGTCGGGGTTTCTTCCAATGATTGGCCACGCGGTTTCGGAGCAAGAAATCGAATGGCAATTGAACGAACGACTCTCGGTCCTGAACATGATCGAAAATCGAATAAAGAAATCGACTCCGACCCCTCTGCTGCGACAAATTCGCTCTGTGCTTCGGCACGCCCGTCCGCACTCGAAGGACACTCCGCTCGGCAATAGAATCGACGAAGTCCTCTCCAAAATTCCGCAATCAGAAGACCTCCTGATTTTCGACGCGTTCTCGACGGGCGAATGGGATCACGATGGGTTCCACGAGAACCTTGAAGACGCGGACCGGTCTCGTCGAGAACTGATCTCACGTGGCGTTGAAGCGTTCCGCACTAAATATTCTGACGCTCGCCAACAGGTCGACGCGCTCGTCCAGCTCGTAAAGGATGCGGAGACGTGCGGCATCGAACTTGGGGGTAATCCTTACAACTTCATCGAAAAGCTTTGCTCCGACGATTTTGTGCGAGCTTTTCTGTCCTATGCGATGAGTGATGCACACCCTCTTCTCGCTCAGTTGATTACGGTTCCGCTCCGGTGGCTTCGACAGTCGGATCCCCGTCGATATCGCGACGCGGGAATTGCAGCCGCGACGCACAAGAACTATCTAGTCGGATACGGGGCGGCAAACGCTGTGTCCTACGGTCCAACCTTGAATTTGCCTTTGGCTGAAGACGTCGCGATCCTGCAAGTTTTGACGCGACACCCCGCTCCGGCAGTCCGGCATGTGACCTTCACCGGAATTCGGCGCCTTGGCGCGCACGCAGCGTACGAGCCAGCAGCGATTGAAATGCTTCTCGCTTCTGAGATCGGTGACGATTCGCGAATGGCCGAGGAAATGTGCAGTGTTGTCGACTACGCGGGGATCAAGAAAGAGCATCTGTCGGAAAACCAGATTCGAGCCCTTCTCGAAAAATTAGTGCTCACCAAAGAGATCGATGGGCACCACACCGGGCGTTTTCTAGGTTGGGTTGGAGAGCATTTCCCCGGCGCGCTTTTCGACCTCATCCTGCGACGTCTCGATCGTGACGCCGAACTTGATCGGCGGAACGAAAAGAAAGCTGGGTACTCGCCTATTCCTCATCATCACTTCGGGAATGCGTTCCGAGCGCTACAGAAGGGGCCGCAATACAGACCTTTCCTTGAGCAAGTGACAGATCGCTTCGTAACGCAGCCCGAGCAAGCGTATTCGCTACGCGAGCTTTTCTGGTCGATCGGATCAATCGATGTGACAACTCTCGGAACTCTCGACGAATTGCTGCATAAGGGCAGCACGGAGTCGGGCCGAATTGCGCTCCAACTGCTCGAAGGCGCGCCGCCGGAACTCGCTTTGAGCCGACCCTATTTCGCGGTACATGTCATCGAAGAATGCGAACGCTTGGATGCGCAGCTTGGTGTTTTGGCGGAATCCGTCCTTCTCGCTAATACGCATACCGGTTCCTTTCAGCGAACGCCGGGTCAGCCCTCACCCAAGTATTTGTCGATCAAAGAAAGGAGTGAAGTGTTGCGGGACCTCTACCCTGACGGCTCCTCTGGAAACCGGTTCTTCACTCGGGCGCGCTCTGCCGCAGTGGAAATGTTGAATCGCGAACGCCTCGACGACGAACAGATAGATTTTGGATAAGTTGCTTTAGAAACCGGAGCGGATCATGCGGATATACATCGATGAGGCTGGCAATTTTGTTCCCCAAACGTCGGGGCAATCTCTGTTTTCGCTCGTTCTCGCCGTTGTGATCCCGTCCTCGATCGAACCCAACCTTTTCGGTGAGTTTTCAGCCCTGCTGAATAGCTGGCCGCACACTGGAACTGAAATCAAGGGCAGTAAGCTAGATGAGACCCAAGCGGCTCAGCTCATTGACTTGGTCGCTCGGCACGACGTGTTCGTCAACTTCTTCGCCGTGGACATGGCAACGCACGGCGAGAGTGTCGTCAGCGACTTCAAAGAGCGTCAAGCTGCTAACTTGGTGGCGAACCTGACGGCGGATCACCATCCGTCCATCGTTGCGCAATTGCAGGCGCTCGCGGCTGCGATCCGAAGAATGCCGAATCAACTTTTTTTGCAAGCCTTCCTCATGATCGAACTCGTGTTGAAGGTCCTCGAAGATAGCACTTTGTACTACGTGCAGCGGTATCTGGCGGAACTGGGAAGCATCGCTTGGATCATCGATCAAAAGAACAGGACGATCACCGAGATGGAAGATACTTGGTCGACTCTCGTTCTGCCGATGAGCGAGAGCCATTTTGCGAGAAAGCCTTTGCTTAGCCTCATCGAAGCGGACTACTCGCATTTCGACGCACGATACAGGATCGACGCAAAAGACACCGAAACTATGCGCCACGTGCAATGGATGGCCGAGGTCTACGGCATTCCAGAGCGCGAGCGCCCGCCCGGTCTCAACGCGACATTGCTCCTCAGCGAGCAGAAACAGTTTGCAGACTCAACCAGTTCGCTCGGATTGCAGCTCGCCGACATGCTTGCGACGATCCTGCGTCGCGCGCTGAACGATCGACTACAGTCGCCCGGATGGGAGAATTTCGGGCGTCTCTTGATAGCGGATCGGTCCTTCACTCCCATTCTCCAACTAGACCCGCAGAGCGATCGATCAAACAAGCTGAGTGGACAACAAATCGAAAAGGTGTGGCGCGCTCTTCAGACGGGCAACAAACAAATGGTGACGCCGGAAAATAGATTGCGGCAGTAGGTTCCGCGATGAGTTCATCGGTGCAGCTTTGTGTCGAGTAGCTTTCCGTCTTTGCCGACCGATTTCGCCAGATATCCGAGCGCTTCCTTGCACGCTTTTTCGAGCTTCGCTTGAACCATCACACGGGAGGTTTCTCCGACGAGATCGGAAGAGAGACGAAATGGGAGCGCCATGATCTGCCCTTTCGTCGTGAGGACGAGATCCGCGAGAACCCGCTCGACGTCGCGGACCGCCACCAGCTCGTGCCGCTTCGTCGCTAGTTCGAGTTCCTTCAGGTCCGCCGTCGCCGTGATCTCGCGGATCCGCGCTTCACGCTCCCCGACGTACCTTTTCGAATCGCCGGATCCGGTCGGGACTGCTTTTCGTTCGAGTGCCGCGTGCAAATAGCGCGTGTACCACTTGACCGCCTTCACGAAGTCGAATTTCCCTCGTCCATCGCGCGGGAGACCCTCTTTGACGAGCTGCTGAACACGTCGCTCCGAAATTCCGAAAAGATTCGCGAGATCTATCGTCCGGCCTTTAGGCATCCTCACGCCTTTCCGACCGCCGCAAGGGTAGTTGTCGCCTGCCGTTTGCCGACCGCCCGAACGATCGGGATCCTTCGTGGAGCCGCAGCCAGCGGTGCGCGCGGCCGCAAGCTCGAACGAAATGGAACCGGGAGCGGGTGAGCCGCGAGGAATTCCTGTTCGTGCCGCAGATGGCGTCTGAATGCGTTTTTTCCAAATTGAGCGAGAGCCGAAGTTTCATTTTTTCTCTAAAAAACGAAAAACTCAAAGCGAAGCGAAGTCTTCACCGCAGTTTCAGTCCTTAGTCACGTCGTGCAGTCGCCGTCACCCGTGAAAAACACTCCCCGGCCAGGACCCGACGCGAAGATTTCGATAACCCACCCTCCGAGTACGCGCTCACGCGGATCCTTCCGAGTGTGCCCGCGTGTGCCCATGGTGTGCCCGCTAACCGAGCAAGGCTGACAACGCTGACATCCGTGACATCGCAAGTCGTGTGTTTTCTGTAAGTGGTAGAATCGAAAAGGCGGAAAAAGAGGATTCGGAGAATCCGGCTTACAGACTCAACCGTGCGCTTAATCACATTCACCACCCGGCAAGCCGACCAAGATCGACTTTGGCGTTATTTGCCTTTAGTGGAATCAGCAATACACTGGCTTTTAGTATCGATATGAGCGCGATCACCGTCCGAAAATCGCTCGTTCCTGTTCCAACCAGTTCAGCGGAACACCCTTCAATAGCTTTTTCAATGTGAGACTCGGTGGATGTTTTCCCGCGAGCAGAGCCTCGGTGGCCTTTGGCGATAGATGCGCACATAGCAGGATTTTACGCACGTATCTTTTGGTCAAACCAGAATTTTCAGCGAGCTGAGCAAGCGTACCGAATTCTCCGGCGACGATTCGTTCGTACCAATCGCGAGAGCGTGCGATGGCTTTAACAATTGACGGAACCGGAGAAGCGCGCCCGGAATCGTCGTTGGGAGCGACGACGTGGATCTCCCCACCTCGCCGGGCGATTTCGAAGTCGCCTACTAGCTGCAGGCTCGGTTTTCCATGGAACGCCACAGCAATATCACGGCGCATTGGTCCGTGGTGGAGATAGTCGAATAGGTTTGCTTTGCGAATCTCCATCCATAGTTTAGACTGGCCGATTGTTACGCGAGACACGACGCACCTGATGAATTGATGCAACTTCGCACGTTCGAGCTGCGTCCAGCCCTTCACCAGTTGCGCAATTCGTTTTGTGATCGAATCCCCGACCTTGCCGTCCTCAATTTCACGCACGAATTTGTCAGGCGACCGAAGAAGACCAAAGATCTGCATCGCTACAAAGTTTTCCAGTTCTTGGGCAGGGAAATGTGTAATGGGCGGCTTGACACCATTCTGTTGAACCATTGTCTGCGAACTGTAGTAGCGGTACCGCTTCCCGTTTTTTCGGGATTGCGTCGGCGTGAAGCGAACGCCGTTCGAATCGAAGAGAAGTCCGCTGAGTGGGCTTGGGGTTGATGCACGACCTGCGGAACGATGAGCTCGATTATTCTGCTTTAGGCGAGATGCGACCTGATCCCAAAGCTCTCTTGAAACAATCGCCTCGTGTTGCCCTGGAAAGTGCTCGCCGCGATGAACGATCTCTCCAAGATAAATGCGATTGCAGAGCAGATGGTGGAGCGCTCCCCGCGAATAGGTAGCACCACCGTACTTTCTGCCCGCGTTGCTTGTGCGAATCTTGCTCCGCGTCTGATTTTGTTCGAGGTGTTGCTTAAGCTTGGTGAGGCATCCCAATCGCACATAATGGCGGAATATCCCTCGAACCGTATGGGCTTCTGATTCATGGACAATAAGTTCGCGGTTCACACAGTCGTAACCCAGCGGAACCATCCCTCCCATCCAGATTCCTTTCTTTTTTGAAGCTGCAATTTTGTCTCGGATTCTCTCACCGGTGATTTCGCGCTCGAATTGGGCAAATGACAGGAGCACGTTCAGAGTGAGGCGCCCCATTGAACTCGTGGTGTTGAATTGCTGGGTGACCGACACAAAACTGACGGAATTGGAATCGAAGATTTCGATGATCTTTGCAAAATCGGTTAGCGACCTGGTGAGACGATCAACCTTATATACAACGACAGTGTCGACCTTTCCTTCTTGGATGTCGCTTAAGAGCTGTTTCAACGCGGGGCGATCCATCGTTCCGCCCGAGATGCCGCCGTCGTCGTACACGTCCTTCAGTACCGCCCAGCCCTCGTGTTTTTGACTGAGGATGAAGGCTCGGCAGGCTTCGCGCTGTGCAGCGAGTGAATTGAAAGATTGTTCGAGACCTTCTTCGGAAGACTTGCGCGTGTAAATTGCACATCGAATGGGGTCTTTAGCCACGTTTCTGATCGCCATGAGATTGCGACTTCCTAAGACCGAAGAAGGCAGGACCAGACCATCGAGTGCCCGTGATTTTTCGCGCTATTTCGGAAAGACTGCGATATTCGTGATCGCGGTATTGGTAGGCCGTCTCGGTAACATCAACCTCATGAATTTCACCCTTCCAGCGTCGAATAACGCGAGTACCGACCTTCATTCGCCGTCGCGGAATACTGCCCTCAGGGCTCCGTGCACGCTTTAACTGTCGGATCGCTGACTTCAGCATCGCTTGCGCGGCCACACTGAGGCCGCCTTCGGCGTTTTCCTGAATTCGGTAAGCGAGAAACGGGATCATTATTTCACGGCGAACTCCGGACGGAGCCGTTTTGCCGTAAAGTTCTCGCCAGCGACCGAGGAGTTGACTTCGGGTCATCTCGCCCAGCGCCGCTATCAAATTGGCCGGCCTATTCTTCATATCGACACAGTTCCGCTCTTATAGCGGCAAGAGTCAAGGGCTAGCAGCGCCAGATCTGGGCGATGGACCAGCTGGCCATGAGGAACAAATCAAGTTGGACGGGCAAGCAGAAATATGCCAAACGGACCAATTAGTTGGGGGTATGCTTAAGAGGGAGAAAAAAATGAGGTACACCAGTGGAATTAATCATTGCCGCCGCTAACCTAGCCCCAATCTCCAATACGGAACTTCCGTTTTGGCAAAATAGCGGAATGCGTCGGGGCCGTGATCGTGATGTTTCAATGGTTTTTCCTCCCCGTGCTGAGCCGCCTTCGTATCCCAAGCGTATGTCTGCATTTCCTGAACTGTCCTTACGGTAGTCTGGCGACAGAACCGCACCAGCCTTTGGTTCAAAATCATCGAGGAGACGCGGATTCCTTCATTTACGTCGTCTTCCGCATCGGCATGCCAGATACCTCGCTTGATCATCTCCGCTTTGAAAGAGGCCGCAGAAGGGTCAATGATCACCTTCGCGTTATATCGTGGACCGATGAACGCCAGAAGGTCATCGGCGTATTCAGCATCGGTTTTCTGGCGCATCTCGAGAACTGAATTCCAGTAGTACTCACGCGTTACCCAGAAAAGTTTACCGTCATCGTAGATGTCCAGGAAGACCATGGGATTTGTGGTGCCATAATCGATGGCGATAATCCGCTGTTGATGGCCCCCCTCGGCCCGAAGGCCGACCGGTTCGTCCCTTAGGTCGTAAAGCAGCTCCTCGGACCAAGAATCCTTATAAATCGCGCCTTCGGCCATAACCCACAGGCCTTCGATGAACCTCTTGTGAAAGAATCCGGTATAAAGGCGCTTTTGCGCTTCAACAAATTCAGCAGTCAGGTTTGGGTTATCAGCCATTGCGAAGTGATCTGACCACAGGATTCGCTTCGATCGCAGTTCCGAATTATCCAAATATTCTGCTTTGAGCCAGTGGTAAGGATTGTCAGGATTCGTCGTGCCGTAGAGGCGAGCGCCGGGCGGCGACATTCGACTGAGCAGCATCTGAAAAAAACTTTGCGGCATAAGACTGACCTCGTCACAGATCGCCACGCCGACGGTCATGCCCCGAATATATCGCTCGGAACGCTCATCCTTTGCACCTATGATCAGCCATTCGGAGTTGAACAATTTGAGCCGCCCGCTCATCCGGTTGTAGCTGTAGTTGCGTGCCCCGACAACTTCGAATAGGTCAAGAAGGACGTTGTTGTAGATGCTCTGCTTCGAGACGCCGGTAATTATCTTTCGACCTCCAACGTTGTAATCGCAGCAATAGAGGGTTTTTGGGTGAAGGCAAAAAGTCTTGCCGCTACGGACCGCTCCTTCCAGAATATTGATCGGCCAGTCGTCCCGTGGTGGGCGCATGGCGAAGCGCTCGGCCCGAAGCCCAAAGTTGAACTTAACCACTGTGATCTTGATCCGATGGCGTTGGGGTTATATTTCCGGGCAGGTCGATCAACGACTCACTCTCCGCCACCCGGTATGCTAGTTGACGATTTCTCTCTTCGAACGCGTCCAACATCTCGGCCAAATTGTCCTTTTCCCTAGGCTGGTCCTGTTTCATACCGTCAATCAGCATCTTTGCGGACCCAACGTTTCCCTTTATTGCATTAATCACGTGTTGTTTGACAATGAGTTGGAGTTTGGTGATTTTTTTAGGTTGCCCATTCTCAGTTGCAGCGATCTTCGAGTTCAGTTCGGCTTTGACTTCGTCCGAAAAGGTTGAGGTTTTGCGAGGTCGCCCTTTCGGATTGCCTGAATGGCCAGGTTTGAATTGCGTGTGTTTTGGTGGCTTACCGTATCCGACCACACACTTCTTTTCGCTTGTCTCGGTCATGAGTTCTCTCCGGTTTTTGGGGTCGCAAGATCATCGAATCGGATGTCACTAACCGAGTGCACAGCGTGATCACCGGTATAACGCTGCCAGCGCTTAACCGACAGGTCCACATAGATTGGATCGAGTTCAATGCCATAGCAGCGGCGTCCTGTCCGTTCGGCAGCAATGAGAGTAGATCCCGATCCTAGGAATGCATCCAGCACGATGTCGCCACGAGCCGAGCAATCGAGTAGCGCATCGGCTATCAGGGCAACAGGTTTTACGGTGGGATGAAGGGCCAGCAAATCGCCCTCTTCACTAACCTTTGACAAACTATTTATGCCCGGATAGCTCCAAACATTTGTTCGGTTGCGGCCGAAGCGGCCGAGTTGGACGTTGTTGCGGTGTTGGGTCTTGGAGCTTCTGAAGACGAATACGAGTCATGACGAGAGCGATAGAACGATCCCATTCCCCCGTTATTTTTGACCCAAACACATACATTCAGTAAGGTGTCGTACGCGTGCCGGCCGGCATTCAGAAGTTCACTCATGTGCCGCCAGTCCATGCAAACGTAGTGAACGGAGCCGCTGATGCTGAACTGAGCCAGCAAGCCCAGGCTGGAAGTGAGAAAGGAGAGGAACTCCGGTTCAGTCATCTCACCGGAGGCCATCTTGAATTCTCGGTGTCGTACCGAACCGTTTCCGCTGACATTTCCGTCGATCGCGACATTATATGGCGGGTCGACAAAGACGACCGCGGCGCGTTTTTTACCAAGTAATGTTGAGAATGAATCTGGCCCGACCGCACTTCCGCAAATGATGCGATGTCGGCCTAACCGCCACAAGTCACCTGGCTGACTAACGGTCTCCGACGGTGCCGCGACCTCGAAATTGTCGTCTGGGTCTGGTTTGTCGCCAGTCTCCGCCAAAATCAGGTCGATTTCCGGAACTTCGAACCCAGTAATCGTCACATCCAGATCACCGCAATTCATTGTCAGGTTTTGTAGTTCGATGGCGAGAATCGACTTATCCCAGCCGGCTTTTTCGGCCAATCGGTTGTCGGCGATTGCATAAGCTCGAATTTGTTCCGGCGACAGTTCGTCCAACTGGATGGTCGGTAGCTCGGACATGGAGAGTAATTTCGCTGCGGCGACTCGACCGTGACCGGCAATCACCACGTTGGCCTTGTCGAGTAAGACTGGGTTTGTGAATCCAAAAGCTCGAATGCTGTCAGCGATTTGACGGATTTGCCGTTTGGAATGAGTTCGCGCATTCGATGGATTGGGTGACACGGCTGTGACAGGTAGGTAAGTTATCGATAGTTCCGATTTTGCCGGTTTCATGTGCGTCTCCTTTAAAGCTGTCGCTAGTATGGCCAATACAGAAAAGAATGGAATCCAGGTGAAGTCGAGAAATCAAGGAAACGGACGAAAAAACGCCACGAAACCCCGATTTTTACGTGTTCAAATGACGCGTGTTGAAATGTGTCCGCGAGAGCTTTCAGGACACGTCAGGGGCAGGACTAATCGAGGTGAGATACTTGTTATGGGCTACGTACAATCGTCGACGTACTGACTTCTGGAATCTCGGGCTGCTGCAGGCTTTCACGAAGGTCTTGATCGGAGATCTCGGGTTTTTTTGATTGTGTTGAGCTATCAAAGCCCAAAATTTAGGTTGAAGATGGTCTTTCAAACTGAGTTTCGCATCATCGAGCCGTTGCGCTATAGCGAGCAGCGCGGTTTTCGAAAGTCTGCAGCCTGTAGCCGTCTCGGCGTAGAGCTTTCCCGCAAGCTGGTCAAACTTAGACAGTGACCTCACGGACAGCGGAATTTGACACATGTTTAATCCGTGTTCAGACACCCACCAATGCACGCCTTCATGCGCCCGGGCGACCCGTTCGACTACTTCTCGTGCATTATTAAAAATGGTTATCCCTTTTAGATATCGGAAGCCACCTTCGAGCCCACTCAATGATTCGATGGGTAATGGCGGGTCGCATCTTTTCGTGAGTTCTTCAATGACGTCGCGGTGTGTTACGCCATCAGGAAGTGAGAAGGAAGCGTGATTGTTATCGAGTATTACGGTGCTTCCACCCCCATCTTTAGTTCTAAGTTCGTCGAAGCGGCCAACGGGCAAGACCGAGGGTTTGCGACTGCGCGACTGTGACCTTTCACGCTTACGTGGCACGATTTTCCTTCGTTACCAATCAACATGGCATGATGCAGCACAGCTATTGTCTCTCACAGATATTAAGAACGTCCACATCGGTCAGTGTGAAGCGGCACACAGCCCCGCTCCTAGACATAGTATGGCCGCGGCAGGGTTGAACCTGAAAGATAGAAGTTCAGCGAGAATTCGCGGATCGGCACATGTCCGGTTACGGCGTTAATCAGGCTTTACAACGCCCGGCTCAGGAGCGCTGTTGCGGACGCCAGCGAAGCAGGACACGCTTCACTCGTGCCAGGACGGACTGGTCAATTCGATCCGCCAAATTGGGCCACCGTTGTAGAGCGGACCCTCTGATTTGACGAAGGAGGGAGCATCGCCGCGGAGAACCCAGATGTGGGTGTCTTGCGGCTGCTTGCCGATAAGGGGCGCCACCACTCCAGCGACGCCTCCGATATCTACCTTCACGACATAACGCGTGGCTTTGTGGGATTGGCCTCCGGCGGAGAATGCATCCTCGCCTTCGGGAGAGATCTGGAGTTTCACAAGCCGCGGTTTTGGGGCGGCCGCCACCATGGAAAGTGTCGTCAGCGGAACATCAGCCCGGATGTTCTTCAGCAGATAAAGAACCATGCCATTCGAGACGTTAACAGGAAGTTTGAGCCGGTCGGTAACGGTCTTCTCTTTGCCGCTGTCGTCGGTATAGCTGACCGTGACCTGGCCCGTTAAACCATCAACCTGGACATCCATCGGTTGTTTGAATGCCGGACCCTTTTGCACCTGGTGATCGCTTATCAACCGGAAGGTATGACGCTGAGAAAAGACAACGGTTTCTTCATTTGCCGAGCCGTCTTTAAAGCGAAGAATAGTGTGGCTCGTCACCCGGTCGCCGCGGGCGAACTGCGTTACGTCACCCTCTGCGAGGGCTTTGCCATCTAGCGTGCTTAGCACAAGGAACCCGTGGACCACGCCCTCGGTGTATTGCACCGTCACGGGCGACTGGGACAGTACGGGAGAGGGAAGCAACAGGACCGACGTTAGCAGGACGGCGGAGGACCAGATAGGTTTTATCATGAGTCATCATACACTCACCAATGCCCTCAGGTGGTAGGAGGCAAGTTTGGCTCCTGATAAGTCGCGTTACCGGACAAGTTGATTCGCACGGATTTTCAGATGTCCGGTAACCGCGTTAATCAGGCATGTGGCAATGTTCATTTTGCCGGAGAGGTCTAGGACAAAGTCTCTCCCGCGATCACAGCTTCAATCAACGAGCCTCGTAGACCGCCAATAAATCCTTGCTGAAGTTGGCGAGCGGTTCGTACGTAACAAGAATCTCAATGTGCGCCTGTTTCTTTGATTCTAATCTCGTATTAGGCCACACCTCGGTCGCCATTCTGACTTGCATCCCCACGTAGCCCCGTTTAGCGTTTACCAAATAAACTGAAATTCCAAGGTGCTCTTGTGTCGATTCAGGCTGGCCCGGCCTTGCGCCAAATCCGCCGGAAATCGAGCGGCGAGGGTCTTCTGGAGGAAGCGGAAAGACTTTTAGCGCTTCCGCGAACGCTTCAATGTCTTCGACGTTGAAATACGCTCCGCTTTCACCAGAAAAACCATCGGCTTCGGCGCGAGCCAGTAATTTTCCAGTGCCATCCTTATCATCGAGGAAGCGAATTCGCAGGCAGTTGTTCATAATTGAATCGCGTTGTCCCCCGCAGTCGATACTACGATAAACCAAAAGCAAACTCCCGATTAGTCGCGTTACCGGACATCTGCCGTACTAGAACCTCACATCTACAATAACGGGCGTTAATCAGGCATGCGCCTGCAGAATTGCCGTCTTAAGCAGCGAGGATCGGAACCATCGTTGCGCCAGCGTTCTCGTTCCATTGTTTCACGTTGACGCTTAAACAGGAGCAAAGGGGTTCGTTCTGATTCCTTAGCCTGTCGCTACAAGCCTCTCAGGTTAGTGCGCCGGGGGCAACGAAGCGGGTTTCCCACCTTGGTTGGTTTTTACCCACTGAAAATTCATAGTGTCGCCATCAAAAAAGTCCGCAAACGAATCGACCGAGTTGTCTTCAAGTCTTCTGACGCGCAGCCGGACCATCTCGCGTATCAGTTGTAACGGCGAGCGCTCGAATGCCTTGGCGCCATTCACATACGCAACATAGCGAGAATCAGGCGACCACCAGAGCGAAGTTGAGCTTTCGCTGGTGAAGAGCAATTTTCTTTCTTTTCCAGAAGGCCGAACCAAGTAGTATTTGCATCCCCAGAGTGAAGGTGGACAATCCATCAAAGCGATCCAATTTCCGTCTGGTGACCAAGTGGGCCGGGTGCCTTTTGAGAAATCTCGCGACGTCTTGGTTTCGACGTCGTACACGGCAACCTTTTCCGTCCCCATCGTGTTGTTGGCCGTGTACACCACTTGCTTGTCATCCGGAGACCAGCATTGGGGATCGGCGAAAGCACCGACCTCTTCGGAAATGATCTGAGTCTTACCGGTGGCGAGATTCAGGATTTGCAATGCAGAACGCGCATATCTTCCGTTTCGTCTATCCTGCATGACCAAGGCAATTTCAGATCCGTCGTGAGACCAGCACGCCATGTATTCCGGATTGCCGAAGAGGGGATATTTTTGGAGATCACTTCCGTCCGCGCGCATGATGGCGAGGACAACGTCACCAGGACAGGCGATGCCGTCAGGCCCCTGCTGAGTAGTGACTGACCAACCGCTGCAAACCGCCAACGCGATGCGCGTGCCGTCTTCGGAGAAATAGCCGTCGGCACCGCTGCCCGTGCTAGGTAAGGACCTCGGTTCGCCAAGTTTGTGTTTCCCGAAATCGATGGCGTAAATCTTGTCCCCACGCTCCGAAATCAGTGTCAGTCCAGTGGACTTTTGCATCTTAATCAAGTCTGATCGCACTGATTGACCCCATGAAGATCGAACAGTAATTATAAGTGCCAGAGAGACAAACATCGGAGCAAGCTTGGCCAGAAAACGGGACACGAATCTTCGTTTTGAAATTGAACTAACCATTTCGTAATAACTGTACGTATTTGAATGTT